TCAGCAATCCAGGCGGCTTCTTTAAGGACCAAAAACTTACCTACAATCGCTTTGACGCGACCCGTGGCGTGGTAAGTTACAGTCCTAAAAAAATAGGCACTGCCGATCTTAAAAGGAATCTCTAGATTTTTATATTCACTTAGTTCTTTTTTACTTTTCACTTTTTGTTCTAGTTTATCCAAGTCCTCTAATTCTTTTAAGAGTTCTTGTTTGGCTAGTTCTATTTTAGAATTATTCATCTTTACACCCCCTCTCTCTTTTGACTCATATAAAGGTATATTCATTTCTCGGATGTAGTAGTCTTCTTTTTCTAGGATCATGCTTTTTTCGCCTCCGCTAGTTGCTCTTGCAACTTATTTATAATCTCCTCGTAATTTATAGATGTGGTCAGTTTATTCTTCTCTCTCATAAGAAATTGGTATTGACTTGGGAAGTTAGTAATAAACCACTCGCTAAATTCCAATGGAGACTTATGTTGCCAGTAAAGATGGTGGCGGGTACACATTAAAAGCGCATTATCTGGGCAATATCTTAATGTGAGATTGCTTCGGCTTATCACGTGGGCCGTTTGTAGTCCTCCGCCACAAGCTTTGTCATCTCCCCAGGCCGCCTCACAGTGACCCCGAAGATGAATAAGTTCGGCGAATAAGTGATCGGCCTTTCTTTTAAGTTTAGTTATAGATATCTTTTTTGGTTTAGATAGTTTCATAGTTTCTAACAAAGATTCCCACTGGCCGGGCGTGAGATGTTTTGACCCTGGTTGACTGATAACCGACTTTCTTCCAGTCCTTGCGGTTGAATACCGCACCCAAGACCCTACCGTCTAACCCCTGGGGAATAACTATCTTTTCTCTGATGTCATCCACACTCACGTTTCCCTTCTCCTTGTATATCTTTTGCGCCCACCATCGGGCATAATTCAAGAACTCGATTCTTGTCTTTTCAAAGAGATCAAACGCCTGTTGTTTGGTATATGGAGTGAATAGGTCAGATTGAATCATTTAATGAAGTTGACGAAACTTTTGTTCAGGAAGGCAACCCATGGTGTCCAGCCCTGTTCCTTCCAGATAGAGTGGGCGCAGTCTACGTTCTTGTAAGCATCGACCAATTCTTTTAGAGAGCATCCAGGGCGTTTCCAGTGGACTTGGTTGATTTGAAAAATACCAAGGTCAAGTGACTTGCCACCATTAAGATTGGTCGCCAACTCGTTAAACTTACTCTCGGCTTCGGCTATTGCTAATGCGGTTTGGCACTCATACACCCCAAACTTGTCACAAATATACCTTTTAATTGGGGTGTCCACTTTCCCCGGATACTGCAATACTATCTGTACTACTTGAGGACTTATCATCTCCCGTTTCTTAACCTCTACCGGATAACTCCACTCCATCTTTAAGACATCATTGAATTGCAGATAGTTTTCGGTGAAAAAGTCGTTTACCTTAGAGGCAACGTAGATTGAGACGAAGGAGACCAGACCAATTAAGAGTAGCGCACTAAGACCAATCAATTTATAGTGACGCTTGGCCTTTGGTTTATCGTAGACCATTTTATGAAAGAGTTTTGGTTTCATAGTGCTCCTTGGTTGGGCCTATATCACTGATAAATAAGTCCAACCCGGGAAAACTTGATAGTTTTCTCTGATCCTCACCAGTGGCAGTGTTCAGCACACTTGACCAGAGAGGCTTTTGAAAAAACTAACCCCAACGAACGTGCTCTTTGTTGGCCGAACAGAATGTACCAGTCCAGGGCTTGCCGGTTTTACCTACGCCGGATCTCTTTTCGGCTGGCGCACCGCACGTTTCGCATTTAAGAGCAGGCTCGCCATTTGTTTTCTTATTGGTGTCGTCATTCCAGCTTGGTTTGAATCCGGACTCGACAAAGTGATCTACAAATAGTTTCATCTTTGCCATCAAGGGTTGAACTATTACGTTGGGATCGCGCACCGTTACCTGAACCCTGAAACCCCGATCATAGTAGACCACGTTGGCGCTTTGGGGACTTTCGGAGCTGAACATACTATTTACTACTTGTTCGTCTTGTGTGTCCATATTATTGTCCTTCTGCCATAAACTTCTCGGTGTAGTAGGCATCCTCTAGCGCCTCTTTTAATTCTTTCTTAATTTCCACTTGACATTTATAGCATACCCCTCCCCCATAAGAGAATGTGAACTCTTGCCATCGGAGGACTTCTCTACCGCATTGGGGACACTTAATTGTAGGACTCATTGATTCCTTAAACGCTTCTTGTAAGACTTTGGCTATCGTCTTGCCTTTTGTGAGTTTTACCATGTTGAGAACAGAATAACACCACTAACACTGTTTGTCAAGAGGGTAGTTTGAGGCTAAATCGCCCAGTCTTTGGGTCGCGGTTAGGAAAAGAGGTCTTTAGTCCCGCCACTTTTAAGTAGCGATAGCATGAGGTTATAGTTAGACCCACCATTTGCGCTATCTCTTTTACCGTTTTCCCCGCTTTGTAGAGGTCTATCACATCCTGGTACTTCTTCGTTAGTCTTAGAAACTTCGCCTCGAACATTATTAGGAGTATATACCTTATTACTTGTTGTGTCAATGGCATCTCTTTTCTCTATTGCCCGTTGAATACATCTTGCTTGGGCTTCAATGAGTTTCCGGCGCGACGGGTCGGTTTTCCATTTCTCCCTAAGTTCGACTAACTTTTCTTCTAAATTCATATACTTATTCTTATAGGGAACGTACTTAGTAAAGATATATATAACCTAGTAGTAGGGGGTGTGGATAACTCATAATTTCGTGCCTATTTAGCCATGTGTATAACCTGTGGATAACTCGTGGATAATAGAGACGGGGTTATCTTACTTTTATCTTCGGATAACCCCGTCGTTCCTCTTAACTAGCTTTAGTGAGACTAACGTCCCAAGGGAAGTGCCTAGGCAATCAGGAATGACCAACAAAATGTCGACTTTGACGACAAGGATCAGGCTGACTGCGCCTAGTAGCACTAGTAAACCGCTAGTTAATGAGGCCACGATGATTTCGTTGGCCTGGATTTTTTTGAGATTATAAACGGCCACGAATTCGAAAGCGAAAGAGAGGACAAAAACCAACACCGCGAGATTGGTGTCCATTTCGCCCTCCTTAGCTCCAGTGTAGTAACCCGTAAACGTTGAGCATGATCCAGTAGCAGTTCATGATGAAAGGGCCGTTGCGTTGGTGTTTTTTGTAGTAGTAAAACCAGTAACCATTGCCGGTTAGGAAAATGATGAACAACCACCACTGAGGACCAATCACGATCAGAACTGTCTGGCTGACGATAGTGTGAAGAGTAAATAACCTCTCCATCCACGTCATTCCGTCCCAAAATTCTCTTAGGGCTTTCACTGTAACCTCCTTTAAGGTGCGTTAGCTCTAGCTTTAGCTTCAACTTCTGATTTCATAGCTTTAGTAACTTCTTCCGGGTCACATTTTGTTGTCTCAATAAGGATTTTCATTAAAGCAGTTTTCTCTTTTTCGCCCGCTACTGGATTGGCTAGAATTTGCAAGCATAATTTGGCGGTGGTCGCAACTAAGGATATAGGTCGTTCTACGGTCATAATTGTTTAATGTTTCTCATATATCTTGGCCCTTGTCTCCATAAGGGCCACTCCATCCTCAATTGTCATCGCATTAAACTCCCTTTTCTCCGCGCCGAAAACGATTGCCAGCCCGCAACCTTGTCCCCTCTTTGCCATCCCGTGTATCCGGGCATATCTATCCCGAAGTTTGGCTGTTCCGGGCCGGGTATAAAGCACTTCTCGGTCATTTACCATCTCTTTCATATAACCCCAAATATGTTCGTGGCCGACAGTAAAAATATCTGCATCCGGATACTCGTTTTCCCTGAGTCTTACACAGCAGTTGTGAATGTTGATTTTGCTCTTCCCCCAATAATTATGACTTAATGCCCAATCGTACTTCTGGCTTCCGACTTCCAAATGTAACAATCCCATGCCGGGAAACACCGGGCCTTCTACCTGCCTTGCAAAAATCTGTTCTGGCTTCTGTCCCGCATCAAACATCCACTCCGTGTGATTGCCTAAAACAGTTGCTCCCCACTTCTTACCTAATTCCCTCATCATGTCCTGAACGGTAAACGCTTGCATATAAGGGGGTAGAAGTTGTTCGTACTGTAGACCACCCCAGATTCCGTTATCGAAAGTGTCCCCATCGTCTACCAAAAAAGTGTTTGGAGTTGAAAGTACAAGGCCCATTAACCGAATAACCAGTTTATGGTCTGTCGTATAAGAGCCGATATGCCCATCTGAAAACACTAATCCCATCGCATAAGGTATCTCTGGGTGGTCAATCGGGACTCTGTAAGTTCCTTCCTCTTGCACGATCTCTGCTGCCTCGATCACCGCCACCGTGTCAATCATCCGTTCCAAGTTCCGCCGCCAATTAACCTCGTACGTTTTTTTATCCGGGAACACGATTGTCTGCTCTGGTGGTGTTTTCTCCGTTCGTATCGCATACACAACCCGTTCAGTTCCACGATCATCAGTTATGAGTCTTCCGAGTTCCTTCATATACAACGTGGCCTATTTTCCGCAGAGCTTGCGGAAATGTGATATAATACTCCCATAAGCCGTTTTCCGTCGGAGGTCACAATCCAAGGGAACGGCTTTCTTATTACTTTTGGTACTTACTCTCAGCTAGAAATTTCCTTAAAAGATCAGTTAAAGTATTAAGGATATATAAAGCTACGACCCCGTATTTGAAATCTGCGGGTACAGCTTGGACCACTGAAGCTATCAATACTAATAGTGCTGGTCCGGCGAAAATAAGGGCGTTCTTTCCCCACTTCAACCAATCTTCTTTAACTAACCCGAATTGTGGTGAAACTATCCATCGAATCATATAATCACCCCCCTACTTACTAGAATTATCCCTATAATAATAATGCCGGTGGCGATTACTATAAGGTTGATTTTGTGTATAAGTTCATCCTGTAACTTCAACTTTTGGATTTTGAGCTTTTCCAGCTTTATTTTGTTTCTCATTTACGGGGATGGAGCCATCCGGCCACACCCCGATAGCGTGGATCATGATTGACGTAGCGACAAAAGTTAGGTTGTGGCATAAAGTCCGTAATGATATTTCTGTTCGGCTTTTTTCCTTGCTTCATAGGCCTCCTTGATTGTTTTAAATATTCCTATATGAATCTTTTTATAGTTAATCTTTATTTGAGCTGTATATCTTCCTGTTTGTTTATGAAAAGCCACTCCTGTGTGGCCTGTTTTATTATTTGATCTGACCTGATTTTGTAAATTTCCTTGGATTGTAGTAATCCTTAGATTTTTTCTACGATTGTCAAGCGTGTTCCGATTTATATGATCGACAACCATCCCTTTCGGAATCGGCTGTAATATAAATCGTTGAACTGTAATACTGGTCTTTCTAGGCAAATCAATCCTTGCATAAAAGTAATGGGATACTTTATGGATATAAGGCTTAAAGATTTTAATTTTTTCCCAGTCCCCCTTGTCGATTAAAATCTTAAACCTTCCGTGGGTTGGCGAATTGATAATAAAAAACATATTATCAATATAACACGTTTGACCACGTTACGCAATAGTCTTTTTAGGGTGCAACCAACCAAGAACGCCCCGGTACTTATGGTTCACATACCGACAGAAACTTGGGTTTGACCAATTCTGATCGAAAGTAACCAGACCATAAGTGGAAGCGGTTGAACAAATAGCTACATGACCCGCCCAGCCGGTCACGAAGGGATAGTAGCCCCAAAAGACTATATCTCCCGTTCTAGGGGCATTGTACGGGCCGTTAGGTACCTTCCCGAAGTAGTCGTTGCCTACAAAGTTCTTGAATATATCCTTAGCATATCCCGCCGGCGGCATTGAGGCTTGAGGATACCCCAAGACTTCTTTGATGTACTGCCTGGCGAGATCGACGCACTGGAAAAGGTATTGGTCGTTATTAAACTCGCAATATTTACCATTCCACTTGTTGAAAAAGGATTGTGGTGTCATAGATTAAGTCTTTTCCTGATTGAGTCTATCGTTAAAGTAATGACAACAGAGATAATACTGACAATGACGGTTAACTTACCTATCATCTCCGCCTTCCACGTTTCTAACGCACCCACCCGAACTTCCATCCTGTCTAATTTATCTTCGACTCTACCGACTATTGCGTATGTCTCCTTTAGTATTTCGTAATTATCTTTTGACATATAGTTATAATTTTGGGTGTCTCGTCTATTGATAGTCAATTCACCTGTATTTCTGAATAAGGGCGTCTCCGTATGCTTTTCTACTAGCAGTGTTTGTTATGCTCTTGAATGTGGTTATTTGTTTTTGGGCTTCGGCCTTACTTATCTTGCCCGCCTTTAGGGCTTTACCAAGGGCGTTTTCAACCTTAGTATAACTGGACCATTCTGCGGTAGTAACCAGTTTCAGATTGGCTTTGTCATTGGACCCACCCAATTCAAGGGGAACTGTATGGTCAAGTTTAACCTGGGTGGTATCTTTTCCGTACTTCTTTTTGATTGCCTCCGAGTCACCCACCGACATTCTTTCAACTATTATCGCTCCATTAGTGACCTTGAGGATCTTCTGCCCTGTAAAGAAGCGGTTGAAGGCAGTCTCGGGATCAGACCCTACCGCCTCGGCATAGGTCTTAACCATCTCAAGGACGTCCCCGCTTTTGAGGGGTTTTCCCGTTGGAACTATACCAGACTTGATATTGGGATCTGGTGTAATGTTTGAATTAAGTCCAAAGAAGTCAGCTAACACACCAAATGCGTTATCAACCGAGGGGTCTTGCCGGAGTTTTATAAGATTCTGGATAGAAATAGGGAATGCTCGTTGTAGTAGCATACTTGAGAATGTGGGTGGATTCCCCTGATAGTCCTCTCCCGCGAGTTTGTCCCAAACAGCACCTGTTGCTGGGGGAGCTTTACCCCTGATGAAGCTTGTAAGGGCATCTAGTCTCGATCTCTTCCCTATTCCTGGCGCATATTTAACAATCTCTCCCTTAGTGCTTTTGTACTCTCCCGACATCATTCTTGCCATAAGTGTAATTAACTGAGGCATCCCTCGAAGGAAACCTAACTTACCACCTGGTTTTAATAAATCTGATGATCTGGGGTCCAGCTCCACACTTAACCCATTTTCCTTAGCAAGTGTCTCTATAACCACCGTTGATGCAACTATTTTAAGTAGATTTCCGAGCGCTGTAATTCTGTCTGCTTTGGGAATATCTGAGAAACTATGTGCGGTTAAAATATCAAAGTCGGCCTTTAGCATCTTGGGCGCCCACATCATTAACCTTACGAGTGGATTTTGCCCCGTTCTCCCCAACGCTCCCCTTGCGACTAACGAGTTGACAACAGTACCAGATCCCTTAATCTGTTCCTCTGTCATTTCTATCCCACGACTTACCTTTGCATTTCTGAGTAATTTATAGAGTTCTGTTCTTATTCTAAGAGACCCATTCTTGAAGGCTACCGAGCTTGCCTCAATGCCCTTACCAACCAAGGGGAGTCTCTCCGGCCAAGACACGGGGTATTGTTCTTCTACCATATCCACAATTCCCGCCTTCTTGAGTTCCCCTGTCATGTATAGAGGATCGGCATAAATTTGTGCCAAGAGAGCGTCTCCCGGTTTCTGCCCCTTGAAAGTCTTGGCGATATCACTAAAACTTCTCAAGAGGTTTCTAGTCCAGATACGAGGGTGTCCCGACAAGAGGACTGGCATGGCTTGCCTACCAAAAAGGCTGTCGTCAAATGAGGCGACTATCTCAAGGGTCACATTAGAGAGTTCTTTCGCCACATCAAATAATACCTTGGCGGTTGCCCTGACTAAATTAGTTTGTGCCTCTTCTTTAAACTGTCCCGCACGTTCCTCCAACAACCGCCTTAGTGTTTGTTGTCCTGTCTTTATGTCGCTGGCGTAGTTCTCAAGAGTGACTTGGGTTGCTCCCTTTAGGGTTGCGTCTTTTTGTGACGACCAAGTTTCTGTTTTGGGGTCGAAACCCTTACTCAACTCGGTTATCTTGCTAGAGAGTTCGCTAATCGTGTCCCACTGTGTCTCGGTAAGACCAGGCATTTTTAGAGCCTTTGAATAAAAGTCCTGTAGGAATTGATCTAGCTCACTATCTTCTAATGCCTGGTTTAACCGTTCCACTTTCGATAGGAAATCTCTCTTAACCTCGGGGGTCATTCCCAACGTCTTTTTAATCGCACTAATTAGCCCCGCCTTCTGGTTTTTAAGAAGCATCCCCTTTTCAAGAAGGGCATTGACCTCTGGCGCCTTAGCCCCTCCCACATACTTTGCCAGGAACGCTCTTCTGGATGCGCTTGTTTTAAGTTCGGCGATTATCTCGGGTGTAATCTCCCCGTTTCTAAGGGCTTCCCTGAACTTTCTTTTCTCCTCGATTGTAAGGCAAAATTTGTTCATATCTAACAGGTGTCGATGGATCGGATAAATTCATCCCAATTATAACGATCTACTTTCTTTATTTTACTCTTAGCTTTCTCAACTGCTTTCTTGACAACTTCTTTGGGAGACTTCCCACCGTAGCGCTTTTTAAACATTTCTTCTTGAACCTTGTAAATATCACTGGCGATTCTAACGGGCGAGTGGGGATTCAACTCTTTCAAGATTTCAATGTTTTGCCCCATTGCGGTTGAACTAAGCGACGCGAGTTTTGTAGCCAGTTCATAACTTAACGTCTCACTATTTGAGAGAGCAACGTATATAGCATTTGGAGGAACCCCGCGCGGAAGTGACATTTTACCCTCAAGCATCTTCATCGCATCCTCTTGGTGATTTACCGCAAGATCGGCTACTTTAGCAATCGTTTCCTTATTGTTCATTTGGTTGAAAGTAGACAATCCCAATTTCTCTATCTGCTCTGGTGTGGCTTCCCCAAAGACACCCTTCAATCTCGCCTCTAGTCTACTTGCTTTTAGTTTTCCCTCTCCCACTGGTAGTTGTTCTTTTGGGACAAAGACCTCTTTTGGTTTTATTTCAACTGGTTTAACTTCTAGTACTCCTTTAGGTTGGGTGGAGAGTTCTCCAAATGTCCCCAAATACTTATGGGGTAAACCTTTATCAATCTTTTCTGATGGTGCGTGAATCTTGTTTTTATTGTAAAAATTAAACACCTTGTCAGACTTCATACGCTGTTTTTTTGTTAGACCTTCAATGACGAGGTCGTAGTCGCTAGTTGGTTTCGCTTTTCCACTAGCACGACTACCAACTAGATACACCTTACTTTCTAGTGGAATACCAATTTTTCTTCCTTCTTCTATAAAAGGTTTGATAATATCTTCAATCTCCTCTCCTACTCCTTTAGGTTGGGTGGGTTGTGTTGTAAAAGTTCCAGCCTCTGTCTTGCTTGGTTGTACCTGGGCCTTCTTGGGAATATCGTCGGTAGTTGCCGTTCCTGTGGAGATTGCCCCCTTGGCAAGCATTTGTTCTGGTGTTTTTGCTGTTATTGAGTAGACCTTTCCATCAATAATCTGATGGCCTACTCCCGTTTGCGTATTATCAATTAGATCATCAAAAGTTTTTAGTTGGCCTACAGGAATTGTTTTGAACTCAACCTTATTTGTAGTCCTGTCAATTATTTGGACGACACTCTTTTCAATCGCCGGTTCCGATTTGGTTGCGCCTGTTAAAAGCTTTGTCTCTCCTGTTTCCGCTGGGGCTTTCTTCAAGGCGGCCTCAATTTGTCGAATCTTCTGTCTTATGAAATTGTAAAGCGTGGTCTTTGGGGAGGCATCACGAAGTCCCATTCTGGCGATCTCTGCCTGTGTCTCGCCTGGAATTACTTTAACTTTAGCCACTTGTTCTGCTGTTGCTGTTCCATTCCTAACTGCGGCAATATCACCCACAGTAACACCGTCTGCTTTCAAACCATTTAAGACCGTTCCTAATCTTACTTTTGCAAAACGATCTATCGAGTCTAACAACCGAGCGAATCTGGGAGATGCACCCAGAACTTGTTTTAACTCTTGCCCGCCCTGTTCAATGGGTGCATTTATACCACTGGCTTTTGCGGCATAGTAACCGGAGATTAAGTCGTATAACAATTTACCACCAGTTTCCCCTGGATTCTTCGGAGTGAATACGGTTGGCACTCCTTCAAAGTTTTGTCCTCCGGCCGATTTTCCTAGAGCTGACCACTGACCGAAAAATCCTTTTGCAACCTTTGCCGACGAAATCGGAGGGAGACTGTCAATAACGGCCTTGACTTCTTTAGTAACGGCCTCTTTAGAAAACACGCCAGCCGAGAGATTCCCTGGTTTAAGAGTTGCGGATGCGCCAGACACCAGCTCTGGCTTGAACCCCGGAAGTATATCCCCGACCTTTAGCGAGGGGAGTTTTTTAATCTGTTCTGGGGTGAGTTTTATCGTCTGCTGTGGAGATGCGATTTTACCGACGAAGTCTTTTACTCCACTAATAACTCCTTGTGCTTTTTGTAAAAGGTTTGGCTCAGGTGTCGATTGAGGGTTCTGCTGGGGAATTAAAGGCGTCTGTCTTTGTGCTGTTTGCGAAAGTGGTTTATATTGAGGATTCCCGGTCATCGGGCCTGTTATTCCACGTGGGGCCGTTCCTATTTTGGCTGTCCCGATATTGGTCATTGGTCCAGTTATTACCATACATAATTATTTGACGCCCCACCGCGCCTTAGCCGCCGCAATTTCTTCTGGCGCGTTGTTATAATAATTAGACGACATATAGAGATCAAATATCTCTTGGCGGGTCAAATAACCATCATAATAGGACATTAAATCATCAAGTGTTTTACCAGAACGAGCGTCGGTCTTAATCCAGTCCACATAATCGGTTCTTTTGGGTTCTTTAGGTGTTCCACTACCAACCCCCGCTTTTCCAAGGTCTTTTATTACCTCTCCGGTTTGAGTATTTATCAACACCGATTTACCATTGGCGGTAACAACTTGGGTTTTAAGTTCGTTTGCCTTTGCCTGGGCTTCCGTCATCATTTTTAGATCTTCCTTCTTACTCTTGATATCATTCTGTAGCGCCAGTGTTCTCTCATTATAAAGTTGTTCTAGTTTAGCCACCCTGCCCACGCGCGAGGCTTCGGACAAGAAGGGGTTGTCGTTTACCTTAGCTTTAGTATCGGCATATTCCTTCTGTTTCTGTGCTAAATCTGCCTCCAGTTGGGAAAGTCCAGAAGTATCGTACAGCCCTTGGGGATTCGTACTCGTGGTAGGAGTCCCCGATACGGGAGCAGCAGTCGCCCGTTGTTGAGCAAGATAGGCTACGTTTGCGGGGTTGGTCTGAGCCACAACCTCATTGGATACGGGTTGTCCTGCCCCTTGTGCGCCGGGCATATTTATAACGCCGGGTGCGCCTAAGACTTGACCATTCCACTGTCTCCCCTTATACCACCCGCCGGTCTGGTATTTTGATGTATCTGGTGTAGTTGCCATAGTTTAAAAGTTACCTATAATGTCCTCCGTTGTAGATTTTCCCGAGAACATATCGTCAACGTGGAAAAATGGCTGTACCTTCTCATATTTTGCCATTTCCATTCTGACCTTGCTCCAGGCGGTAGTTAGAATCTGTTTGGCTTCGGCGCTCAATAATTCTCCGGTCTTTCGATCTTCACCTTTACTCTTGAGAATAGCAACCGCCTCTAAGACAATGGCCTCGTTACACTCTGGCATAGAATAAGAGAAGATAGTTAGATCATCAGCGTCAGTTAATGTTTCTACTACGCGAAACCCCCAGACCGAGATATTGTAGGCTCCGTCAGTTGTAGGAACGGGGTAGATAAAGAACCGTCTAGCTTGAACGCCCCACTTTTTAGAGGTACTACTGGAGTTATCATCATCTGCCCTCCATTGTAGATAGTCCTCATAAGACATCGGACTTCCGTCGGGGTCTTCACCATATTGCACACTATCCACCTCTAGTCTCCAGATCGAATCTGACCGCCAGCCCGTAGGGAAATCGTAATACTCTTTACCATTCTCGGTAGAAGTCTTTTTCGCATCTCTTAATTCGGGCCACCGATACAATCCTCCAACCTTAGAGTAGGCACGATTCAAGGCGAGTTTAACTGTGGCGGTAGGAAATAGACTACTACCCGAATCAATCGTGAGATCAGAAAGAACTGCGGCCTGTAACTCTGAAAAGAGATCCATAAGAAGAAGATTAGACGACTAAACTATCGCGAGGCAACTACTTAGAAGTTTTTGAATGTTGTCCCATCCTGAATCTGAAGGTAAGTATTATTGCCAAACTTAATCTCGACATATCCACCACCAGAGTGAGAAATAGTTATTCCCATATCTCTTAATGTAAACAATTTCGATCCACCAGAATTATCACTACCATCCCCAAAACCTATATTGTCATAATCAATGTATACGTTATATCGGAATCGGGTATCTCCTTCGACATTAAAATTACCATCACAGTAAATGCCATTTCTCATTGAGGTCTGACCACTTTGTGGAATAACTATCTTCTCTGTACTATTCACATAGATATACATTGGACTTCCAATGGAGTTGATTCCCATTCTATTGGAACTATCCGACCAGATCCTTGTCCCCCCCACCCACCTCAATTTCGTTCCTGTCCCTTCATCACCACTGTTGGACAACTCTATATCACCAGAGATAAAAGCAGAACTGGCGTACAAGGATCCTGTTGGAGTTATCCTAAAGGGTGCGGTTGCACGATTGGCATAAGTTGCGCCTGCCCAGAAGGGGTAGTCAGCAGGAGACATCCCAGCGGTATTTGCTCCAGAACCAGCATAAAGATAACTTAGTTGAATTGTGAATCCCCCTATGTCTCCGGCCAATGCGTGAAGCGTTCCTCGAAACATCGCATCACCCGTAGTGGCGTTAATGTAAAAAGTTTGAACATTACTCGAATTACGCCCTACAATACCCGTAGGACTCAACCTAATGTCCCCAGAGACCCCCGCGGAGTATTGGCCGATAGAGATAGCCCCCATTGGAGTAAAGGAGAAGTCTCCGAGTATCTTTCGGGCCTTAGTATTGAGTGATCCGCCCATGACATCGCTGGCTACTACTGCTAGCGGAAATGGTTGATCGGGTACGGTTTCCTGTGTGAAAACTTTTGATGCTACCATGTCAATCGAAAAATACTTTTATACGTCTTACTTCCGGACTCGTATTTCCTGTGGGGGTTAACACAACTTTAGGCTGGAAAATCTCACCATCGGTCCCGATAGCAAATACCGCTTTCTTGCCGCCTATAGTATCAAACTTTGTATCCCCATCGGCAGTCTTGGCAAGAGTAAATGTACCACCTTTGTCTGTCTGGAAATAGAAAGCTATCGAGGTTCCAGCGGGAAGTGCCTTACAAAATACCTCAGCGGTTTTCCAGACCGTTATTTCCATCGAGTTCTTATCTGGAGCCTTGAAGTCCAACCCCTCCCACGTACCGATTGCTTTAGTTGTAGAGTCAACCGATTTAACGTAGTAATTGGATCCGTTTTTGTACCCAATTACGATTGTTCCCCCAATATTGGCTACCGCCCCTATTTCGGTTACATCCAATAAATACTCAAGATTCATCACAAAAGGATGGTTTTTATTCTTTCGTCCATAAGAATAGATCCCGCCGTATCCAGTATCTGCACCCCAGACCCCAAACATGGCCAGATTTCCTACCGATTGCTTGTCTATCCAACTTAGGGCGTCTTGCTCCCACTCAAAGAAATTAACATCCTCTACGCCGTTACACACACCCCCCGGATTGCACTTGCCCCCGCCCGGAAACCTTTTGGCGGGAATACCATCTTTCATATTAGCAAAGTACAATTCTCCGTCAGTCCCGACTTGAGCTAGGGGTACTTCGGCGTCTATGGCCGCGTTAATTCCTATCGTGAGGTTAGACGCTCTTGCCGTTCCCACAATACTTCTACCGTTGCGTTCGACTACCGTTTTGGCTACATTACCGGGGATAAGATTAAGCGCCTCGGCGGTATAAGACTCATCGTACCCAACTTGGGCGAGCTTTCCAGCATTGGCGATGATTAGCGCGCCCCCAGCCTCTCTTTGGGTATGCCAAGTCGCCGAGGTCAAATCCCCAACATCGGTAGTATCTCCCCAATTCACATCCCCCGGAATCTCTTTTCTCCGTTCTTTAGTGGCTGTAGCCCAATAAAGATAGGTTTTTGTACTTGAGTACCACTCTGCCGCACCCGTTATTCCGCCTGCTTCGGTGTAAACCCAGGTAATTACTCCCGCCGAAGTCCGCTTATATATGTTTCCCGCATTACCAAATCCGTAGGCATTACCGTCAGAACAGGGAATCCAGAAGTAGATAAGATCAACAATTACTCCTGCGCCTTCCTCTTTAAGTGCTTGCTGACAAGAAAGGGAGTCCGCTTTCTTGCGAATATCTAAGTTACTACCGAAAGAAAAAGCACCGTCAATTCCCTTCGATTCAAAATCTGAAATTCCACCCCTAAACTCAGAGACTTTATAAATTTGAGACATACCACCACATTAGTCTTGCAAACTATTGGGAGGCAATCACTTTTTCTCGTTTAGTAATTCTTCGACCCTTCCACATATGAGTGGGGAGGTGTATATTTTCCTCACTCTCTCAAGGATAAGAGCGCGCTGATCTACCGTTAAATCGACCTCCTTATTGGCGAAAACCTTTTGGGTTATCTGGTAACACTGGGTTTTAATCTCTCCTGTTGGCATTTCATCTCTGGTAAAGTTGTTTAGCGCCGTAAAGAAAACTGACCGCAAAGTTACAACGGGAGAATCTTCGGCAGGAGTCTCTTTCACGGGTTTCCCCTCATAATCCGTTATCTGAGTTGTCACGTTAATCATCATTAAATCACCTCTTCTCTATACACACATTATACACCAGAAGTTATCTTTGTGCACGCCACGCGAAGTCTAGGTTAGAAGCACCGGGGTTGGTTCTACAGTTGACCGTGAATTGAGTAGATGTAATTGTGGTTACATAAATCTGGCCGGGGTCGGTGGTAGAAAGCTCTCCCAAAGTAATAAAGATATTCTCTAGTGTAGGAGTAAAACTTAATCCATGCGTAATTACTATCGAAGTTGTACCAGAAAGAATTGTCCCCGTACCACTGTTTTCAGTTACATATCCTACATTATGATCGACTTCGGTGTTTGTACCTGAGTCTAAGATAGTTCCCTGATGATCTGAGCCAATAACTGTATTACCTATAATACTGTTGTTGGCACACTCATTTGCTCCACTTCCAGCCCCATGTGTAACCCTGATCTCATAGAGGTCATTGTCCCGACAGCGATTCCCGACTACTGCATTGTTATCCGAGTCGTGGGAAACACAAATCCCGTTATAAGTAGCTGTATTATTTACGTCGTTGTCAGTTACCGTATTCCCGATTATCGTATTATCATCGGCTGTTGCGATCCAGATTCCATGCTGTGTGTTACTGCTGACAGTATTACCGGAAATTGTATTATTGGTTGACTTATGTGCGGCACTTGGGCCTTGAATAAGAATTCCCATCGTAGCCCCGCCTGTACAAGTATTGCCGACAATCGAATTTCCTAACCCAGCATCAACATTGATTTGGCTACCAACTTCTCCCCCGCCAGTTATTGTATTTCCGACTACCGAGTTATAGTGACAGCCGTTAATATAAATACCATAGTCGCAGTTATAAATTGTATTCCCTGAAATTGTATTGTACTTACAGGCATTTGGATAATCTGATCCCAGATGGATGTGTATACCAATCCACGAATTATTGATCGTATTCCCGACAATCGCATTGTAGTGACTCTGATATGTTACAAAGATACCGAATTTGTTTGTTGTTGTCCCGTTGTCTAACAACTGGTTATCTGAAATTGTGTTATAAGAACAATCAAGTGAAAGCCATATCCCATAGGTGACACATCCCGTAAAGTAATTGTTACTGACTCTATTGTGGTCGCAGGCATCGTACATTCTGACTCCGCTACTGCCAAAGTTCTCAAACCAGCAATTTTCAACCGCACAGTTAGTACACTCATCTCTAAAATAGACTCCATGGTTAGTATTCCCCGTTCCACTCCCATAGAAGTAGATGTTCTTAATGGCGACTCCAGTAAGCTTCTCAATATATGCTGCCGCCGTATTCGCCGTCGTAATAATTTTAGTTCCCTTACCTGACCCCCAAAGAGTAATGTTGCTATGGGGAATGGTCAGATCCTCGGTATAAGTTCCTTCTGGTATAAAGACTATTCCTCCAGTAGCAGGAAGATCGTTTATTGCAGCCTGAATAGTAGGAAACTCTCCAGCATTTCTAATCGACATCACCCTTTGGACAAATAGCTCTCTCCAGGTTAGGGCTGCCGACCCTAAGTCATAAGCGTTTGTAGTATTAGGAGCAAAACCAGATCCGTTAAGTGCGGATCTTAGGTTCGCTATGGTTATGCTCTTGGTTGTCGAAGAGTTAACAATCGGAAGTATATCCGCATCAATAGGTGTAGTAAGAGGGGGTAGTGCAGAAATCTTTTTATCAACTGCGGCCATATTATTAGAATAGGGATAGGAACTATTGGATGTCTAGTCGCTAGATATACTTACCAATATAGTTTAAGTCTGGGGACTCAAGTTTAATTCTCCCTCCAGTTTCTTGCTGAAGGTACATCCCATCTTCCATTAATAGACATTCGAGATACTTCGGGCCATAAACATTATTTACATCTGAATACTTACTCCCGTAGGCAACATTATCCTCCAAGACAATATGTCCACCAGTTTCCAATAAAAGATACATCCCATTCTGCATGAGTAAAGATGGTTGGTATTCGGGAGCAAAAACATTTCCGGTGGTCGTATATTTGTTTCCAAAGGCAATCGCATCTTCTAGGGGTATGCGCCCTCCAGTTTCCAAGAGAAGGTAGAATAGATCCTCCATCATTAAACAAGGAACATATTTAGGCCCATATATCTCAGGCGAGGGCGAAGGAGAGGGTGAGGGACTCAGCGAGGCGCTCGGAGAAAGTGAAGCACTTCCTGAGGCTGAGGCGCTTTTGCTAACCGAAGCCGACGGGGACAAACTCGCTGATGGGGAAAGAGACGCGGATGCGCTTGCCGAGGGACTCAATGAGAAAGACCCTGAAGCCGATGGGCTGAGAGACCAACTCCCACTGGCTGACGGACTAAGAGAGAATGATCCGGAGGTAGAGGGTGAGAGGGAGAACGATCCAGAGGCACTTGGGGATAAACTGTAACTGGCCGACGCCGAGGGACTTAAACTATACGACCCACTCGCAGACGGGGAAAGACTCTCTGAACCTGAAGCACTTGGAGACAAACTTACTGACCCCGAGGCGCTGGGACTCAAAGACCCAGACGCCGAAGCCGAGGGAGAAAGGCTGGCACTAGGACTTAAACTGAAACTGCCACTTGCCGAGGGAGACAAAGAGGCGCTGGCACTGGCCGAGGGGGACAGACTGGCCGAAGGAGACAGGCTCTCGCTTCCACTCGCTGAGGGTGAAAGAGAAGCCGAACCGCTTTCTGAAGGCGATAAACTTGCGCTGGGACTTAATGAAGCGCTTTCGGATGCGGAAGGACTTAAAGAGAAAGACCCGGATGCCGAAGGTGAAAGGCTGGCCGAGGGTGACAATGAAAAACTCCCTGAGGCCGATGGACTCAGACTGGCACTTCCAGAGGTGCTTGGACTAAGACTAGCGGAGGGCGAGAGTGAGAACGAACCCGACGCAGATGGAGACAGACTTGCTGAACCACTAGTGCTCGGTGAAAGAGATTCTGACGGACTTAAACTGAACGACCCGCTAGCACTAGGTGAGAGGGAAAACGAGCCCGAAGCACTGGGACTTAATGAGTATGACCCACTAGCACTAGGAGAGAGTGAAAATGATCCTGACGCACTTGGACTTAAAGACTTTGACGCACTGGTGGAGGGGGAGAGGCTGGCTGAAGGTGACAACGAGAAACTACCACTAGCAGATGGGGAGAGAGAAAAACTTCCGGACGCACTTGGAGAAAGGCTAGCCGAGGGACTTAGGCTAAATGATCCACTAGCGGAGGGTGAAAGTGATTTACTTGCCGAGGCGCTGGGACTCAAGGAAGTGGATGGGCTAAGTGAAAAAGACCCCGAGGCAGATGGACTGAGACTAAACGACCCACTAGCACTAGGTGAAAGCGAGAACGATCCAGAGGCACTTGGGGATAACGACGCTGAAGGGGATAAACTAAAGCTACCCGAGGCGCTAGGACTAAGAGAGAACGACCCACTGGCTGAGGGAGAGAAACTTCCCGACTGGCTGGCGCTTGGCGAAAGTGAGAACGACCCTGACGCACTCGGACTTAAACTAGCACTAGGACTCAATGAAAATGAGCCGGATGCGCTGGGACTCAAAGAGAAAGACCCACTAGCCGAAGGTGAAGGTGAGGCCGACGGGCTTAAACTAAACGATCCAGAGGCACTCGGACTTAACGAGAACGATCCTGAAGCGGAAGGAGATAGTGAAGCAGACGGACTAAGACTGAAACTCCCACTCGCGCTAGGCGACAAAGAGAAGCTACCAGACGCCGAGGGTGAGAGACTGAGGCTTCCACTTGCGCTTGGACTCAGAGACTTCGACCCCGAAGCTGACGGGCTCAATGAAGCCGAAGGAGAAAGAGAGAAACTACCAGATGCTGAGGGCGAGAGGCTGAAAGAGCCCGACGCTGAAGGGGATAAACTAGCCGAGGGGCTTAGGCTGAAACTTCCTGATGCCGATGGAGATAAAGAGAAACTTCCCGACGCGGACGGACTAAGGCTGGCTGAGGGAGAGAGGGAAAAGCTGCCACTGGCTGATGGACTTAAACTGTATGATCCAGAAACACTTGGGGAAAGAGAGTATGACCCCGAAGCCGAGGGGCTTAACGAGAATGACCCACTAGCGCTTGGTGAAAGTGAACCTGAGGGAGAAAGACTATAACTTCCAGAGGCACTAGGACTAAGTGAAAACGACCCAGAAACCGAAGGAGATAAAGAGAAACTTCCTGACGCTGACGGCGAAAGTGAAAAACTTCCACTGGCGCTAGGAGATAAAGAGGCTGACGGCGAAAGTGAAAAACTTCCACTAGCGCTAGGAGATAAAGAGGCTGACGGCGAAAGTGAAAAACTTCCACTAGCGGACGGTGAGAGACTAAAACTTCCACTTGCACTTGGGGATAAAGAGAAACTTCCTGATGCCGAGGGCGAAAGAGAAAATGACCCGCTGGCACTGGGAGATAAAGAAGCAGAGGGAGAAAGTGAGAAACTTCCACTAGCTGAAGGGCTTAAACTGAAGCTGCCACTAGCTGAGGGACTCAGAGAACCCGACGGACTCAAACTGAAGCTACCACTTGCACTTGGCGAGAGGGAGAATGATCCAGAGGCACTTGGCGACTTCGACCCTGACGGAGAAATACTAGAGAAGTTAAATAAATAATAAACCTCATTTGCCGTTAGGGCGGTGCCATTTATCAACCAAACATCATCCAATGAGCCAGTAAAGAATAAACCGTTGTCGCCAGTGTTGTTGGCACATCCAATCCGAACAAAATTAGTGGCTTGATACCCAGGAGCCCCACTCCAAGGCCAAGAGTTATCAAAAACACCGTCAATGTAGATTAAGATATTAACCCCATCCCAGATGCCAGCAATAAAGTGCCAGTTGCCATCAGTAACTGTCGCGTTGCTTGCCTGAAACTCATAATCTATTCCCTCAACAACACCCGTATTACAATAAATCCCAAAACAGACCTTATTTGAAGAATTGAGGTAAAGTCTCCACCCAGCCACCTTGCTCGATAACTGGCAGTAACTTTGAAATAAGAACTGGCTAGCACCCGTGGTTGAGGTTTTAAGCCACAGTCCTACAGTAAAACTTCCCGTAGGCTGAAAGTCGGCATGATCTGTTATTGAGTAGGCATCGTTGCCATCGAGAACAACCCCTCCACCAAATCTCCCAACCCCTTCTGCTGGGTCACTTATATCTGTTAAGGTATGTGCATCTTTAGAGTCGGTTGTTAAGGCACCAGTCGAGAATCGGTAGTATGCCACCGTGGTCGCACCACCGAACTCGGTGGTGTCGAAAAACTCCGGAGCTAACCATCCAGCACTAGGACTAGGACTAGGTGAACCCGAGGCGCTAGGACTTAATGAAGCGCTACCACTCGCCGATCCACTCGCCGACGGAGACAGTGAAGCAGAGGGAGACTGGGAAGCAGAATAAAGACCGTAAATATCAGCAATATCGTTTGACCCAAGACACGTTCCGTTCAAGAGAAAGACGTCATCTATCGATCCTGTAAAGAATAGGGCATCAGTGCCAGTGTTGTTGGCACATCCAATACGGACATAGTTCGTTGCCTGATAAACTGGGGCATTGGCCCAGGCAGTCGGGCCAACGACTAACACCCCATCGACATAAAGACATAAACTCGCCCCATCCCAAGTACCAGCAATAAAGTGCCACACACCATCAGCCAGACTCACCGCACCAGTTATAAGTTTGTAGTCGGTATCAATTATGGTTCCCGTGTTCTTGTAACTGCCGAAGTTAATTTTATTGGCAGTATTCAAATAAAACCGGATTCCTGCCATCTTACTACTACCCTGGGCGTAACTCTCGAAGATATATTGGTTGACCCCAGTAGTCGAAGTCTTAATCCACATTCCTACGGTGAAATTACCGGTAGGTTGAAAGTCGGCATGGTTAGTTGCCGAGTAAGCATCATTCCCATCCAACGCCACCGCACCATTAAACTCACCCGCAGCGTCTTCGGCAGGATCGCTTATGTCTGTCAAGGTATGCGCACCCGCACTCGTGTCTGTGGTTAATGCACCCGCCGAAAATCTGTAATATGCAGCGGGAGGATAAGTACCGATTAGTTCGTTGAACTCGCGCGCAGTCGGGGGATCCCCCGAACTTCCGCTGGCAGATTCACTAACTGATTCCGAAAAAGAACCACTGGCTGAAGTGCTAGCCGACACTGAGGTACTTTCTGAGGCCGATTGGGATAAACTAAAACTTCCCGAAGCGCTAGGGCTAAGACTGAAACTCCCACTCGCGCTAGGCGAGAGGCTAAAACTCCCCGACGCACTAGGACTCAGCGAAGCTGACGGCGAGAGAGAAAAACTTCCGCTGGCACTCAGAGATTTCGAGGCTGAGGGAGAAAGAGAAGCCGAGTATGGTGGATAATCACTTGTATAAGTAAGAAGGATTTGTCCATCAGCACCCAAACTATAACCAGCAGTAGTGGCATCACCCCCACCTCCACCACCACCGGGGATACCACCATTACCACCAAGTTGACCATCAGTATCTCCACTTCCTGCACCGCCGCCACCACCTAAGTCATTTGCCGCACCATTTTGTCCAGCAGAAGTTCCACCAGTACCACCCGAACCATGATCCCCACCACCGCCATCACCATGCGCACTAGCACCTGCGGCGACACCATCCAAACCAGTTCCATCTTTACCAGCTGCTCCTCCTCCTCCACCACCCACATCTGATGTCGTATGAGCATTTTCACCTGCACCACCACTTGTACCAGCAGGAGTACAACTCGCACCGACACCACCAGCGGCACCAGTGGCGGTACTTGTACCCGTACCACCTATTGCTACTACCGTAGTTCCGCCAAAAGTAGAACTTGGGGCTACACCCGCAGTATCTCTTGCACCACCCGCACCAACAACAATGGCATAGTTATTCCCAGGAGTAACAGCAACAGAAGCATTAACAGTATAGGCTCCACCGCCACCTCCTCCTCCACCACTTGCACTAGCATATCCTCCTCCACCACCAGCACCCCACGCCTCTACCTTGATTGAATTTACATCAGGTGGACACTGCCAACTATATGTTCTTGCTATGTTATATTTTTTTGTTTGGGTTGCCATACCTCTTTGCCGCCATTGGTTAAAGGTTAGCCGTTGTAACTATCGGGAGGCAACCGAAATTAGTACAGTTTCTTCACCAAATCTTCCGTTTTACCCCACCCCGGAATCTCCATATCCGATTCCAACCACCCCGTACAAGTAGACTTATCTCTGAAGTCATCCTGGCTCCACTTATCGGGAGTCAGGTTAGTTCCGTGTCTAACGTCCACAATCGGGAACTCCGACTTCCACCATTCAGACCTACCATCTCTCGTGCCTGGCTCAAAACTCACCGTCTTATACGAAAATCCGTTTTTTTCAATAAACTCCATGATTTTTTTGTATTCCACTAACAGTAAGTCTCTATGGGCACACAGCCCCGAGAGCTGATCGGCGTCAAAGTGTACCGCATGACCATCCGACCTTAACTTCCAGAAATTCCTATTGTAATAAAACTTATCCTTTGTCGGTGGTATAAAGTCAAAATGGGATGGGTGATACATAACATCATGCTCACAAAAGAATATCCACTCCGCCTCACTATTTTCTATCGCTGCGTAAATTTGCTTAGCCATAGCGAAGTATCCCCGTTTAAGATGGGGAAAGTGAATGTTCTTTTTACCGAAAGCAATCTTCTTGAGAGAGGAACTGACAATGGGGATATTCTTTTCTTGACTTATCTTCGCTAAGTTCTCTTTCACTGCTTCAGCGAGTTTCGGTTCGAGTTGATTATCGGTATAAAAGATCATCCCCTTCGCTGCGCCTTTCTCACTTTCTTTAAGTTTTACTAAATCCGCATCCGTCCAACCTTTTACTGGCCAAAATTTCTCTAACAACCAAGAAAGAGGGTGGATGGTTTTCGGCCACTTACTGTTGAAAAACAACTCGCGCGCATGCGCCTTGGCTTTAGATACCTGACTCCCCGATAAATGATATGGAAATCCAAAGTCGCCACCTTTCGTGCGAAAGAGGTGCGCATACCAAGTCTCGTGATTCACGAGTACGCGCCCACCCGAGAGCCAGGTCTTACAAGCAACCTCTATTCCTTGACTTCCCCATGACCCAAACTCCTCGCTACACAAATCCAACTCGAAATACTTCTCACGGGTACACATAAAGCACGACCCCTGTAAGGACATCGTTTCTGAGATAGGCCCACTCCACCCTGGCCTTCTAGTCCAGTCTCCGAAATATTGAAAATGAGGTTCGGCATCGAAGCAAAACGACACAGCCTTGGGATTTCGCTTAGCAATCCATACAACTTCCTTTACAGTAGGCTTCTGACACTCTGTACACGGCCCAGAAAGCCCCTGATAACGTCGGTGGCCATCTGGACACACCCAATCGAAGACGTGCAGGTTTCTCATTAAGGGCGCCATCGTTACATTGTCCCCAGTCACTTTGAACGCTTCGATCATCTTCACATCGAAACCTTTGTCAAAAGCACAGTGGGCGTCTATCTTCATTACATATTTAGATCGAGAAAGTCTAGCTGCTTCATTTGTGGCCGCGCGCTGTCCCAATGCTTGACTATGCCTAATTATCACCAGTCGAGAGTCTTCGGGAAGCGGGGAAATAGGAATCGTATAACCATCAAGGGCAACAATAATCTCGGTGTCCCCCTCAATATTAGATAGGATGTCTTCAATCGTCCGACCCAACCACTCTTCATTACAAGATGGGATAAGAATAGAAAGTATTGACATATACTTACAATGTATGTATAATTATACCATATATGATTCGTTGTAACTTCTATTTAACGATCGAGCAGAAGAAACGTCTCGAAAAACTTTCTCAGGCATCGGTTGCAGAACACATCCGCCGAGCCATTGACGAATACTTGAAACGCCACGCACCCACCTACACGACTTCTCCTTCAAAGAAAGGAGGTAGACATGGTTAAACTTCAACAGGTTCCTCCAGCACAAAAGTTTGAAAAGGCCCATATTGTCAAAGGTCCCATCCCGATGATGACCTTTCCCGAAGCGATAAAACAAGTTATCGAAGGCAAAGTGATTACCAAACTTGAATGGGGAGATGAAAACATCTATGGAGCGCTTTTGGCCGGTAGACTGAAAATTCACAAAGACGACAACAAGTTCTACGATTGGATTCTTAACGACGGCGACTTGACGGGAACAGATTTTATAGTAATCTCTTGAGTAGAAGTTGCAACGGGAGAAAGCGCGACAAAACAGTTGATTACTCTTTAACATAGTGCCTTATAAAGTTCGGCTATCTTTGAGATATGGTATTCTTCGGATTTTGCAATGCACTTCTGGGCGTACTCGTCATATAGCCACGGTGCAGACAGGAGTTCGTCTAATCTGGCAAGGAACTCCTCAAAGTTATTGACTGGGATATAACAATCCCCCATCTCATCAAAAGCCTTTTCATGGAAGGCGATAGTCGGGATTCCGAAAGAGGAGGCATTGACTAATTTCAAGGGATTCCTCATCTTCATCTTATAAGGTCTCCAGACAATCTGAACGTCTACCTTCATAAAAGCATCTACAACATCTTGTCGTTTGGCAAACTTAGAATAAGCGTAAAGTGTCATTCCCCGCTTTGCTAACTCATCGTTTAAGGCTGGAGGAAAGAATTGAAGATCGAAGGTGCATCCAATAGCCCCGAGAGTTTTAATTCCCGTTCTCGTCCTTCTAATTCGCTCATAATTGCAGTTGTGCTGGGGGATAAAGACAACTCTATTTGGTAGATCTCTTTTTAGGGAGTCGTAGTCGAACTTCGAGAGAGCGATCACCGGCACCTCAGGATGTTTCAAAAGTAAAGAGGTTAGATCCCATGAGTCAACAATGTCTAAATACGGTTTCCCTTCAAACTTAAAATCCTCAAAGTTCTTAACGTGGGGCTTCACATAAATACAGACATCATTCTCATATCCCTCAGTCGGGTTTAACTTCGCCCCAAGATACTCGGCGATCTGATTGCCTCGGATTAAGGAAGAAACTCGCATTAGATGGCGTTTCCCTTTGAACATTCTTTTCGCGAAAATAGAGATCATATGTTCCATTTCTTGTGGAAATACCAGGAAACCGACTCTTTCGGATTAGTTGTTGTTTCCAAATTTAAGACATGACACTTAATGTAGGTGCTTACAGCCGTCACGATTCCCTTGTGGGTCGTATCGTCTGAATGGACAACGTAGTCATGTCCCGAAACAATCCCCCCTTTTCTGACTTTCTTGGTCCACTCGATAAGGTCCCGCATGACATCATCAAAAGAATGTCCGGCATCAATGTAAACGAAATCCAAAGATCCATCGGTGAAGTCCTTAACTGCGTCCAAACTAAACTTTTTAATTAGCGTAGCATCATAAGAAGCCAGTCGTTCCTGAACTCGTTCATACTTCCTTCGGCGGTGGTTCATACAAACGCCGGTCTTTATATCCCAACAGTCTATGCAGTAAAGTTTCACTCCAGGAATCTCCCTACAAAGAACCTCCGAATAGTCTCCTTCGTCCACGCCAATTTCGGCCCCGGTCTTATAACCGAGTTCTTTGAAATACTTTGCTAATTCTGTACGGTTACTACAAGACATATTTTTTAACAATTTCGGATACTTTCATCCTTTGGGCCGTCACGTTCATCTCACAGTTCCAAGTAGGAATAAGATTGACCCAGTGCAAAAACTCGTCCTTCTCGACCACATACCGATAGGTGTCTCTAATCTCTATCGGCTCGCCTTCCTTCATCTGGTTACGAAGTGTGTTGATAAGGGTGTGGGGATTAGTCCCCCAAGTGATATTTCCCAATCTCATAATCGCGAAGTGAGGAAGTTCTTTAACCATTGCCTCCATCTCCAATTTATGTCGGGTATATCGAGTATCGGAATAGAACACCGCCAGAGTTCCAAAGTAAACGAGTTGCCTATCCCGGCACTCTGACACCACACTTGTAAGAAGGTCTTTCTCTCTTTGGTACTCCGACTCTCTGATCTCCTGGCTGTTACTGACTCCTGACGCGAAATACAACCGATCTGGACGATCAGTCAAAACACTGGCTATGTCGCCGTGTCCGCTTATCATAATTCGGAAATAATATCAGAGATGTTTCCCCAACCCGGAACTTCTTTGGCCTCTGTCCAACCTTTTATTCCCCGTTGGTCATGATAGTCTTGGGGATGGCGTTTACCTTTGGTCATATTGTTATCGTGTCTAAGATCGAGGTTCGGCCACTCAGAACTCCAGGAAAGCGGAGGATATTCATCTACTCCTCTGGGTTTCATGTGTCCCCCTGGTTCAAACCCCATGTGTCTAGAATATCCATCATTCTCGACAACCCCTCCCTTAGCAAGAACGTCTCGTTGGTTTTGTAAGATCTTCTCTATTCTCCTTCGATAGTGACCAAGTAGTAAATCTCGGTATCCACACATCCCACTTAACTGCATATTATTATCAGTGCGAATGGCGATTCCCTCTGCCATCCAAATCTTCCAGACATTTACATTGTAGTAATAAGCCTCATGGGTCGGAGGAACGAAGTCGAAGTGACTAGGATGGTAGAGAATATCGGCTTCGCAGAAAAAGATAATGTCGGACTCGCTCTGCTCTAGGGCCGCCAGGATCTGTCGGAACTGACTGAAGGGACTTCGCTTATAATCGAAAAGAAGATTCACATCCCCGAAGTCCATCCTCCACCGCAAGGCGGAAGTGACAATAGGAAACTTCCTCTTTTTAGCGATGGACTTTATGATGCCCGTGACCCTCTCAGTTATTTTCGGTGAGGTTTCGTTATCGGTATAGAAAATGATTCCTTTGGTCATGTTTTAACCCAACCGTGGATTCCCCAAGTATCTCCACTTTTCCGCATATTATTTTTTCACCCAGAACCATGAACGGTATTTGTCTCGTATGAGACCATTTCCACAGACTGACAATCCCGGAACAAAGTAGGGGTGCATCCGATAACATCGCGCATAGACCTCTAGGACTCGTTTAACGTGGTTAAACTTCCTATAAGAGAAATAGGCATAATCATGACCTGCCAGAATCCCATCCACTTTAACTTTCTTCTTCCAAGTATCTAGGTCGTTGGTTATATTCACGAAGTCATGGTTGGCGTCTATGTAAACAAAGTCGAAATAGTTATCGGGGAAGTCCTTGGCCGCCTCAAGCGAGGTTTTCCTGACAATCGTACAGTTATACGGAGCGAGTCGCTCTTTGGTCTTTTCGTAACACCCGTCAAAGTACGCCTGTTGCTCATTCACGCCCGAGAGTCCTGAGGGATAAACGTAAGAGGCCCAAGGATCGATACTATACAAATGTAACTTAGAGTTGGCCTTGCATAGAACCTCGGAGTAATCTCCCCTATCCACTCCGATCTCCGCACCCGTATTCAGGTTTAACTCACCAAACAACTTCGCCAGATCGTCACGTCCCATATTGGGGATCTCAATGAAGAACTGCCTCCTAACAGTTATATTATACTTTTTTAAGACGTATTCGTAATTCGTCACGTTTTTACCCAGAACCAGTTTCCATAAAGGTCACGCCTGGGTTTCTCGTGCCTTCGCGGTAGGACAAAGAAAGGAATCATCTTGTAAGAAGTCGCATAAGCCATTAGTGCCTCTCTAACGTGGATCATCTTGTAAGACTTGAATCTCATGTAATCATGGCCAGCCACAATTCCTCCAACTCGCACCTTATCTTTCCAGTAATGGAGATCAAGGGTAAAGTTTACGAAGTCGTGTCCCGCATCTAGGTAAACAAAGTCCAGCGATCCATCTTTAAAATCTTTCACCGCTTCCATTGAAACCTTGCGGATAATCGTGCAGTTGTAGGGAGATAGTTTCGCAGTCGCTGTTTTGTATGCTTCGTCGTAATATGGCTGACTCTCCGAACCTGGAAGGGGATGTGACTGAGCTAGAAATCCTATAGGGTAAGACTCGATCTTCCAAGAGTCTATACTGTAGAGATGGAGTTTCGGGTTAGCATCACATAGAATCTTGGAATAGTCCCCATGCAAGACTCCAACCTCGGCCCCCACCGTGAATCCCAACTCGGCAAATAAAGCCGCTAGATCGGGACTTCCCATGTTCGGAATCTCCACCATATATTTATGCCCGATTTTAAGGTTGTACTTTTTAACGATGTAGTCAAAAGTATTCATTCTTTCACAAAAAACCAACTCGTTTGGTAGTTCCGATTAGGTAGAAATAACATCTTGATACCATGATTCTTGACGTAAGTATCTATGGCCCGTCTTGAACCTAAGGTCATAAACCAATATTTGTAATGGCCGTAGTCGTGTCCACTGACTATTCCACCAGGCTTAACAATCTTCGCCCAGGCTTCTATATCCTCCAACACATGACTATAGTCGTGGTTAGCGTCTATATAGACGAAATCTAAAGTTTCGGGAGCGAAGTGTTTAACCGCCTCCATACTGGTCTCCCTGAGGATCTTGCACTTATAAGGAGCAAGGCGTTTACCCGTCTCTTGACAACACTCATCCAGAAACTTTTGGTTGTTGGCATAGAACTCAGGGACTTCGCTCTCATAGATTATCCAAGGATCGATGCAATATAATTTGAGACCAGGATTCTGTAGACATAAGGTTTCCGAGAACTCCCCCTTGTAGACCCCAACCTCTGCTCCGACCTTAAAGTTTAACTCCCTAAACATCCCCGCCATGTCATACCTTTTGAATACAAGTCTAACCGGCGACTTTGTATCAGGGCCGATGTCAAACTTCTTATTAACAAACTCCAGTGTGTTCATTTCCAAAAGTCCTCCAAACTAACTAAATTACTCAAGACGGCAGCCTTCCTATCATCCTTATTCCACACCGTCTTATACTTGAATAAAGGATAGATTTCCGAATAATGGTAGATCTTATCTTTCTCGGGGTTGGCATCATGGATAATGATGTATTTGGCCAACTCCGTTAACCGCCTGATTTCTATGGCGCGACTGGAGTCGGGAGTCTGATCGATTAGTACCACATCCCAGGGTTTGTCTATCTTCGCCTTGGCATAATCATCAATAATGATAATCTCGTGGTTAGGACACGAATAACCGTATTTAATGAAAAAGTTGGCCCAAGATGGATAGTTCTCATAAGATACCAACTTCCGATCTGAGAGAAGGCATTGATAGTGAAGGTATGGAGTGCTAAAAATTCCCATCCCCAATTCCAACACGTCTCCCGTAGTTTTCTCCATCGCTTTTATCAGACAGGGCAGGTGGGTTCCGTAGTGGCCCGAGACATTCATTTTTGTCGCCATTTCTCATTCCTTTCTAAAATCTTCTTTGTTATTTCTGGGTCGTAACTAACACTCTCCGCCCAAGATGTCCAGCCGTAGACATCTTTGGGCAGACACTTTGAATCAAAACCCTTCTTTTCTCCGTGATCCGCCGTCCACCAAAGGTTGAATCTAAAATCATCACCATAAACCACGTCTCTTATATTGTAATAGTCTATCCCCGCCTTTTTACAGGCATCTATCAACTCCTGAACCTCGGCAATCTTCCAGGCAATCGCCCTATTTTCAGACAGTTTAATCACCTCAGCCTCAAGTGCAGTTACTTGTCTGACTGATACGTTGGCATTGTAGACATTTCTGAAGTAAAGTTCGAGCAATTTATGCCTATCTTCTGAAGCCCCCCCAATGACCAGGAAGGGTCGCGTCTTTGGATCAAGCATTGGATGCGCCGGGGACTCTCCAAGGTATTCTGGCTGTACCACAATGCGTCTAGCATACTTCTTTGAGAGTAGATCGGTAGTTCCGGGGTTTACGGTGGAACGAATGACCAAAAGTGGACATTCGCACCAAGCAACCACCCCCTCAACTACCGAGGTGTCGAGTTTCCCCTTATCAATACAAGGTGTCGGCACACAAATGAAGGCGGTCTCTCTTTTATTCACCTCTTCCTTTTCCCCAAGACCCAAGGCTGGATCATAAATATAGGCTTCGGGAAATAATTGTTGCATGGATTTTCCCACCCAACCGTAACCAATTATTGCCACTTTAGGTTTTGCCACCGTTTTCTCCTTTCGTGATATACCTTGAAATAAGGGTCATTCTGCTCGCCCTTCCAGTAACCTTCATTAAGTTGGATAAACCGGCTTTCTTTGACTAGGCTGGAAAATACATTAGAGGCCCGTTCATGGTAGACCCCAGAATAACCCGTAACAGCCGCCCAACCTTTCTCATCTATAACTCTTTTGGCCTCAATACTACACCAAATATCATCGCACCTCTCCAATTCTCCCCGTATCTGCGGACACATAAAGATGTAGGGGATCATCTTTCGTTTGAAGGCGGTATTCATGTAGGACAGTGGCGCGAGGACCCCTTTAGGAATCGCCATTTTATAGAAGTTCATTGGATGCGATCCTATAACTAATTGAGTGGGAGCATCAAAGTCGGGCGTTACCTCCCATACGCCGTGTGATAATACTACTTCCGCCTCACTCCGCACCCCGTAGGGAAAACCCCTTGTATAAGCATCCCCTATCGGCATCCAGCTAATCGGAACCCTCATGTCGAGTGCGTTTAGGTGATCTTGGATGGAGTCCCCTATAGGGATAAGGTCGTCATCTAGTGAAACGATAGTCTCTATCTCTGGCAAGTTCAAACCCACATAGGCTATCCCTAAGCTCCTCACTCCCGCGTAACGATTACAGACTAAGTCACTATTCTTTCCAAGAATGTCTTTTATGTTTATTTTCTCCTTGTTGTTAATCTGTAGAGTCGTTTTGTTGGGATTTTCCTCATCCCACACCGTTAGAACGGTTACGTCGTGTTTCTCAAATAAGTCTTTCCACCTGGGGAGGAAAACATCATTATATAAATCTTTTCGATAAGACGGTAAAACGACAGCGATCTTAGGCATTTTCACTTTGCCACCTTCCTAACCTTTCCTTCCAATCATCCGGCCAGGTTGGCATCGGATTAAACTTGTCAACAAACCAATAAAAATCGTGTTTTCTCTCGGCCCACTTGTCGCCTAGCCAATATCTAGCCGCTAGATCGTAAGATTTATTCTCTTGCGCCTGATCCATATGATAACCCCGTTTGTTCCCTTGCTGGTGTAAATGCGCATAAAAAGTCTTTTTGTTAACCATTACCTTTCCTCCACCCAACCAGTTCTTGAGTGCCAACCAAATCGGTTCCTGCGCGTGACCGTATGGATCGATATTCGGAAATCCCCCTAGTTCAAAGTAATGGTCTTTGGAGATGAACCATCCTGATCCATGAATCTGGGGAGTTTCATCAATCAAGATGTCTAGTTTCTCCGCCGTCCACTCGGGCCAATGACCACCCGCCTTGAAACGCAAACCCCTCGGGTCTGTGAAGGGACAGCAAATATAAAAATAATCGTAGAACTCCTCCTGACCATTTTTCATTTGTATTTGCCAGTCAGGAGTTATGATCTTAAAGCGAGGCATTACTATCCAGTCATCCTGCATGTCTGCTTGTAAAATCTCGTCAAAACCCTTGCCAAAACTACAATGAGCATCGGACTTGTAAATATACTTACCTGTCGCCATCGCACAAAGAGCATTGAGATTGGTCTTTATCCCTACAACATCGGGAAATCTTATCGACTTAACCGGAAAGTCGAAGTCTTGGTACGGCGGGCCGTCAAAACCAACCAAGACCTCGAACTCTCCAGTCGCGTTCTCGTAGATGCTTTTAATTGTCCGGCTAAGGTTCTCGTAACTTTCAGCCCTGCTAGGAATAATTATGCTTACTTTGGCCATGATTTATGCCTCACAATGATTAAAATATTATCCCGTCTGCGTACGTGCGCGAGTTTTGGTACTTCCACGTTATACTCCGATAACTGCGGTACTATTGTCTGCCAATATCTAGCGTCCTCGATAATATAGATCGTATGCCTTTGCAAAAGAGGCATGAGAGTCTTACAGGAGAAAATCTGGTCGGCCATGACATGAGAGCCATCGTCTATCACTAAATCTAGATCGGGGCCAGTATGTACAATTACATTCTCCAGATTGCTCTCTATTCTTTGGTCACAAGTAAAGACCCTTATTCTTTGTTGGTCATTCATTAACTTAACCCTTTCGGGATCGATCTCAGCCCCATATATCATGGCGTGAGGAAAGAAATCTCTCCACATAAAGAGACTTGCCCCCTCCGCCGTTCCTATCTCTAAGACTTTTTTAATTATCGTTCTCCTAGGGTTTAAGAGGTCGTAATAATAAGGCGTATAGGAATGTTTTATCTGCGGACACTTATCCGAGTTATACTTGAGTGCTAAATCACAAAGTTCGGTCATATATTGAAAATCGCTCGGCTACCAGTCGGAGAAATCTTAAATATTAACTCTCGACAACCTAGGTGTTCTCTGATGGCGTTCCTTCTCTCGGAGTAGGACATTGTAAGCAAGAACCCACCACCGCCCGCACCAGTGATCTTACCGCCCCACGCACCGTAGTCTATCGCACGAGAGTACAAACCATCAATTAACTGGTTGGTAACTGCTCCGTTTAACTTCTTCTTCAGTTTCCAATACTCATCTACCAATCCTCCAAGTGAGAGAAGATCGCCTTTTTCAAGAAGCTTCTTACCTTCAAGAGCCATTTCCTTGTTTCTATCTAGTATTTTCTTGTCTAATTTCATTTTAGACAGTATGTCTATCGACTTTCTCGTTATACCCGTGTAGAAGAGCATCGTAGAGGCTTCCAGCCTCGTAAAATCCGTTATAATCGGACAAACAGAGACCTCTTTTCCAAATTGGATCAGGTTTAACCCTCCAAAGGCGGCAATATATTGGTCTTGAACCCCGATTGGTTTCTTCAAAATGTCAATTTCTAGGTTACAAGCCTCTTCCGCAAGCTGTTTTGCGCCTATCTGTTCCCCTTTATACAAATGGAGGGCATTAAGCACTCCTACCGCTACACCGCTACTTGATCCGAGGCCGCTTCCCTCCCCCGGAACGTCTGATAAGAAGGTTATTTCTACTCCTTTATCAACTCCAACCATTCGCATTGCCTCTCTTACTATCTCATGCTTTATTTCACTGACACTGTTTACCTTTTCTTTGATCGACCAGTTAATCCTGATCTCATCGTCAAAGCGTTTAGTAATGATGCAATAGACATATTTATCTATGGCCATCGTCAAAACTGCCCCTCCGTACTTTTTATAATACTTTGGGAAGTCGGTATTGCCACCTAACAATGAAACCCTAAGCGGCGTTTGGGTTATTATCATAAGATGCCCATACCTCCTTCCAGTTATCCTGCCATGTAGGAACCGGCCAGAACTTCTCTATGAGCCACTCCATCTTGTGTACCATTCCTGGTTCTTCATTGTTCATCCAGTGTTTAGCAGACCAGTTCGACCCGACAACGTGTTGTCTATCATCAAACTTGTAGAATCGTCCGTATTTACTGCCTTTGTGGAGATGACAGTAAAAGGTTTTCTTGTTTGTTTTCAACTCTCCTCCACCTAACCATGTCTTATTCCCTATCTCCTGGGCTTCCTGAGCAAACTGACCGTATCCTTCTTCGTGCATCCCGCCCAAAACCTTCAGAAAATAGTCCCTAGGCACAAACCAACACGACCCCTGGAGACTCATTGTGTCATCAATGTCATATTTTGGGTCTAGTCTCTCTTTACCTCTGTCCCACCACTCCACTCCGTGCATCCCGTCATCATGGGCCTTACCCTTATAAGGAAAGCAGAGATAGTGGTAGTCGCGTCTGGCTTTGCCGTTGTTATCAATCTTCCAATTCTCAGCATCTAGTGAATACCGGGAAGGGACTACCACCCAATTATCGGCGCAATGTTCGGTGAGTTCCTTGTCGAATCCAGGAGCGACCATACAATGATCGTCCAGTTTCATTAAATACTTGCCTTTGGCCACATTTGCACAAGCATTGATCCCCCACCTCATACCTCTGGAAGTCCCTGGGTGGATATAGATGACCCTGGGATCGTCCACTAAGACTTCAGGCCAGTTCTCATCCACATTCACAACAATCTCAATATCGCCAACCGCTTTCTCTAACAGGTCACTGATTGTCTTGGTAAGAAAAGGAGAGTTGCGATTGGGGATAATAACACTCAATATACTCACGATATACTCATAGTACAAAGCCAAACTACTTTAGGTCAAGAGGTTAGAATGGAAGAGACGGAGATGGAGATGGAGACTCGCTGGCTGACGGGCTGAGCGAGGCCGAAGGAGAAAGAGATCCTGACGGAGAGGCTGATCCTGAAGGCGAGGCTGACTTAGATCCCGAGGCTGAGCCAGAGGCTGACTCACTGGCACTTGGGGACTTAGACGCTGAGGGAGAAAGCGAGGCGCTTCCTGACTCGGAAGGCGACAAACTATAGCTTCCTGAAGCAGATGGGGACAAACTTTTACTCCCTGAGGCGGAGGGAGACAGACTCAAACTACCAGATTCTGAAGGCGAGAGACTGTAACTGCCCGAGGCTGACGGTGACTTACTGAAACTACCCGAAGCGGAAGGACTAAGCGATTCTGACAAAGATAAACTAAAGCTACCCGAAGCAGAGGGAGACAAAGAGAAACTGCCAGATTTAGATGGGCTGAGGGAAAATGACCCAGATGCGGACGGGGAAAGAGATCCTGACGGCGAAAGTGAACCCGAAGGACTGAGAGAGCCGGACGGACTGAGAGAGAAACTCCCTGAGGCTGACGGGCTCAAACTACCTGACGGGGAGAGAGAGGCTGAAAACGAGAGACTAAAACTTCCAGAAGCGGAAGGGGATAGGCTGTAACTACCGGACTTGGAAGGACTGAGAGAGTACGACCCCGAGGCGGAGGGACTAAGAGATCCCGAAGGAGACAAACTATAACTCCCCGAGGCTGATGGTGAGAGACTAACACTCCCTGATTCCGAAGGAGATAGGCTGTAACTCCCTGATGCGGATGGGGACAAACTGAAGCTACCCGATGCCGAGGGGCTAAGACTAAAACTCCCGGACGCTGAAGGGGACTTACTATAGCTTCCTGATGCTGAAGGAGAAAGGCTGAAGCTACCTGAAGCGGAAGGGCTGATTGACGGGGAACTAACCGCTTCTCCTACAAACATCCAGACAGCCACACTTGAAGTCCCGACGTTTTGGTAGACGTTCCGGCCAGTTCTAGTTGTATCACGGAAGAAACAACCCTGCTTAAAGCCAGGGTAACTCGTGGGAAGGGTCGGGCCGTCAGCATCCAATGCATACCCTGCCCCATCTTCCCGATAGATCATTGTCCCGCTTGGTAATGCTGTTGATTTGGCGAAATCGGTCATATAAATAAAAAAGCCTTTCCTTTAAAACCTAGATCATTAAACTCTAGGCTTAAAGGCTAGGCTTTAAGAGAACCCCGAACAATTAGATTTTATGCTCCTGTAAATGTCCAGTATCCTTCGGCAGCAAAGTGTCGGCGTGGGTCTGCGACCTTAGCACCGTAGACGAATAGGTCTTTGTAGGCTGAACCGAAGTTCTGGACTAGATCTTCTTCAATGTCTGCCGCCAAGAGTTTCTCGGCGAATGTGCACCAGAGCGAGTGACCGGCGATGACTCTGTAACCGTTGGTGTTATCACCAGTCAGTCGGTTGGACTTGAATACGTTGAATCCTAAGAGTTGAGTAATCATGCCCCTCTTAACGAGTTCGGTGTAAACATCCGGGACGTGAAGGGCGATTCCTGTACCCTGTACTAGAAGAGTTTCAAACTCCGGGGGTACGACGATGAATCGGTCTGTATCCGGAACGGCGTTGTACCCATAGGACTCTGCCTTATCCAAGACTTTCTTGACCTGAGCAACTTTATTCAAAAGGTTAGCAGTAGTGATCGCCAATGGAGTGATGGCTTCGACTACATAAGACTTATCTGTTATCGTTCCGCCTGAATAGTGTGCTGTAATATCATCTTCATCATCGCAGATAATACCTTCGGTTGTACTTGAGACCGATAGGACTCGATACCACTTGCTGTGACCGACTGCTTTAATACCACGTCCAACCCAAGTGGAAGCAACGGGAGTTCCACCAGAAACTACAAAGGCCCCGGAGGTAATAGTAATAGTAATGGTGGTTGCATCATCAGCATCAGTTCCAATCCTGTTTCCTGCTCCAACATCAGCGTAGAGACCAAGAACAAAGGTATCCATGTTCTTGTTTCTCTCGTCTGCCTTCTGAGTTACCACCGTCGGATGTGGATTCTTAATGTAAGAAAGCCAGTTATCAAGCGTCTTTTCTTTCCAATAGAAAGACTTGTATTGGTCAATCGTGAGAGTTGCGTTATTCTCAGTCAGGGAGTCTGGAGAACCAAGATCGGTGCCGTTATAAGTCTTTTCAGAGATACGATCGAAGTTGAGGATATTGAGTTTCGAGCCTACGCCGTTTATTTCACCTTCATAATCCCGGTTGACGATAGTATCAACTAGGGACTTATCATACATCTCCTTCAGAAGTTTCTGGGAGAATCCCTGGGCTATAGTTGTTGCTCTTGCTGACATAGACGGTTATTGAAGACACTTAACCGTCTCACTAGGAGGTGTGGAAGTTATCTATTTGTAACAATACGACTGTAAACTAATTGTTGTCAAGTAGGCAAACTACTCATCGGCTATTTTCCCCGCGATAAGCATTTCTTTATACTTAGAATAGTTCGTCTCACGCAAAACCTTGGCCTCTGCTAGACTTATTTTGTCATTCTTGGGTTTTGCGGGTTCGTTAGGGCCACCGGAGCCAGTTTCAAACATCTGACCTTTCTTTGGAGGTTCAACTTTCTTCGCCACGTCCATATTATACAGGAAAGCACCAACAAGAATCTCGAAGTCATTACTTCTACGAGAGGGTTTATTGGCAAATGTCGTAAACGACTCCTGCTTTCCGTCCAGTCCCGGATAATCAGTCAACGTCTTGGGATCGCCTATAAAGGTATCGACCTTAGCACTCCAGGCGTCTATATCCCTAAACTCCTTGGTTGCTTCGTGAATAATGGCAAATCGTTTAGTTGAAAGCTCACTCTCCCTTATAAGACGCTTTTGTACATCGTCCATGATATCCCATTCGGGATATTTCTTAGCCAACTCTTCATCGGTAGGCATTTCTGCCTCGTTAGCCTGATCTACCGCTTCAGTTATCTTTTTACTCTTGGCGTATAAGACGATGTTTTCTTTCGATTCTGCCGCGAACTTCTCTTTGTAATCTGGCTCAGGCTTGACTTCTAGTTTAGGTTCTGGCTCAACAACAGTCTCTGCTACGGGGGCAGTTTCTTCGGTCACTGTTTCAGCCGCATCGGGAGTCGTTTCGGCTGTGACGGTTGACTCTTCAGGAGTTTCAGTCTTATCCAATTCCTCAAGCGATTTCTTAATACCTTCGTCTAGTTCTTCAGTTGTAGGTTTAATGTGTTTTACCATATGTCCGTCCCATCTCTGGGGTGTGGTCTAGTTTTGATAGTAAGTACCCGACCTAGTGGATGTCAACTATAACTTTTTACCTACGGTACAAATCAAAGTTTTTCCAATACCTACCAATTCTAAAATCTCGTATCCCTCGAATAATAACTTAACCCCAGAGGGAGTAAAGCGCCAATAGTCATCAGGGTAACGGTGGAAGTGGAAATGTATTGACGGTACACAAAGAAGGTAAAAGCCACCCTTTTTAAGAACTTTGTTTATCTGGTCCTGAGTAATCCAAAACTTGTCATCGTGCTCAAGTGTGGCAATACAAACAACAATATCGAAAGAATCTGCACCGAATTTATCTACCAAGTCGTGTGCATTGACAACAACATCAACACCGTTTCCTGGTCTCATGTCTATACCCGTGTAGGAGTCGTATCTCTCCTCCGCAAAAGCACTCTTTACGGGTATGGGGTTTATAATCATGCTCCCCACTTCGAGTATCTTCCCCAACCTATCAGGAAGGAAACGGTTTGCCTCCTTTAGCCAAACATCCAGTGTCTTTTCCATCTTTATTTCTTTTTCTTGGTCTTGCGAATGACCCTTTTGACTCTCTTGGTCTTCTTAGCAGTTTTCTTTACATGAGAAGGGAGTGGCCCATGAGTCATCTTGTTCCACTTCTCCGCCCAGGGTTGATGGGTACTCATTGCCCAGGCTCTTTGGCTATTCGAAACGAAGGGCGTAATTCATCACCTACTTTCTGGAAATCTTTTTCATGTTCCTAGCAAATAACGCTTTCTTAGCCCTCTTACCGCCAGCTTTTAGTCCAGCTTTGATCTTTTTATTTGTGGCCTTGCCGAATGATCCCAAAGTTCCCTTTCGTTTCATCTTGGCAACAGCCTTCTGTATCCATTTCTTAGCCATATTCTCACCCCCTCTTTCCTATTCCCGCTAGCATTTGCTCCATAGCTTTCTTGGCTTTGTCGGGAGTAGTTAAATACGCTTCGAGTAACATATAGTTCCTGAGTCTTGCCTTTAAGAAGAGGTCTTGCTTGGTGTTAAGGTCGCTCTTGGTCAACTCTTGTTCAACCGCATCACGCATGGCCGCGATGTGTCCTCTTACCGTTTCAATGGTGACGGCGTTTTTAGACAAAGCCGCCATCCAACCGTTTAGAGTATCCTTCTCGGCAATAGTAAGATCCTCGTATTTTAAGTTTAGCTTGGTTAGGATGTCATCTATTATCATTGTGTTGGTGCGGTTTTAACGGGTGGAGGCTCTACAGGACGTGTGGGCTGTCCTACGGGTGCCATACCCATTGCCATCTGCTGTTGTAACTGTTGCTGGAGTTGTGTTTGGGCTTGCATAACCTCGTTTGTCTGTTCGGGATTAAGTCCGGCGAACTCTACTAGCTTCCTTTGATAGATCTCTTCCAGTTTCATATTACCGGGCATATTTGCTTTGGCGGCGCTTAACTTCTGTAATGAGTTGGTATCTTCAGTGTTCTTCTCATCCTGACTCCAGACCTTTGTTTGATAACCACTCTTGCTCTTCCAGTCACCGGGCGCAATCTCTTTAGAATAGATATTGTCGGTGTTTCTACCGTGTTTATAAACCGTAACCGCATCGAGCTTACTAGATCCAGCTTCAATTAGCTTGAGAAAGGTCGTTCCTCTATCCTTCCAAGCAGGGGTATAGAACTTCGACATACCTTTTATTCTCTCCTTGGCCTCACCCAAGGCGAGTTGGACTTCTCCGAGGGTAATCTGTCGCTCAGTTGCAACCCCTTGCTGAGTTGGAGTGGCGCCGGTGGCCTTCTCAAGCATCGTAGTTATGAACGTCATCTCATCCAGAGACTCTGACAGGTCTGCTACCGGTAGTTGCTTAAAGAGATCGTCTATCTTCTTACCCGCCGGGACCGGGACGCCATACATACCCCAAGGCTGGGCGTTCCATGTCTGAGGAGACCAGCCCTCGACACTGGAATCAAAGAGATTCATGTTAAAGTTTCTGAGCGTTCTATTCTCTACCAACTGACTAAACCAGCTATTCAAGATCTTATTGGGTGTCCTTACCACATCGCCTATTCCATCTGACCAGAAATCCTGTCTTTCCATGTCATCCGCCCAAGTGTTGTAGGGGAAGTGGGTTCTCCAATACTTATCTACCGTCTTACCGATAATTTGTTCTAGTGGTTTCTTCATTAAGATAACCATATCCTCGGCCTCGACATATAGATAGAGTTGCTCTTCCTTATCCCCCTTCTCGGCGTGGTAAACAAAGTGCATAGACAACTCAACGTAAGTTTCGCCCAAAGTCGGATTATCCATATCCGAGATACCCATATCCTCCATTTTCTTATTCTTGTCCTGCAACATCGCCCTATTAGAAGCGACTTTAATTAGACCCTGTTCGGTAGCGTAATACATCTTCAGTTTATTTATAGCTTCTTTGTTGTAGTCCGGATTGCGTTCCAAAACGGCCAACGGCACAAAAACGTGGGTGTGAATTAAGAACCTTGAGGAGTGGAGGATGGTCGGATCTACATATCTTGCTACTAAGATATCCATCGGGTCTTGGATAGTACACTTAACCTTGCCGTCTACAATCTGCCACTGATCGAAAGATCGTCCAAACAAGAAGACTTGGCGCTTGTCTACTATGTCCTGAAGATCGAGTTTGTTTTGTTCTACCGTCCACTTCCAATACTCATTCAGAAAGATCTCTTTGTCCTTGTCATTGTCTAAGTTCTCAAAGAGGAGAACGGGCATATCATCCACGTCTTTGAGCAGGGTGCGAATTACTTGCTTCATCAACGGTACGTTCACTGATTGCCTTTGAGTTAATCTATTCACGAGAACCGTATTCCGATATAGTTCGTAGATCTCATCCCACGGGGTGTGTCTACGCTCACGGTAGTTATACCCGGAGTCTTTATTACCAAGAAGCGTCGCTAATTCCGGGTCGTCCAGAGTAATTAGATCCATAGTTGTAGATTAGACCATCGAACTAGTTGGACGCAAGAGCACTATATATTAACTTACTTCTTACTGGGTACGTTACTTAGTGAAAAGATATATAAAATAGTAGTAGTACGGTGGACAAGTCATATTTTCGTGCCTATCTGGCTAGGTACTAACCTGTGGATAACTAGCGACTAATTTATTCCGATCTCCGGGTATAACGACTTAATTCCTCCGAAGTCGGTTTGGGGCTTAATGTGGGTAGGCCGCCTACTCGCGATAGCATATCGAATTGCATCCATATGATGATTGAAGATCGGACTTGGCTCGTTAATGATCTTACCGTCTTTATCTGTCATCCACATATAGTTTCGGTACTCTTTTAATGTGTCTACGCTTCGTTTTGTGATGAAGATCTTTTGTGACCGGAGATACTGGATACCATATAAGACCGAATCCTTACCCTTAACCACCCCCGTAATGTTTAGTTTATAGTCATGCGCCAGTTCGTCTATGCTCTTTGGCTCTGCGCTGTCGGCCATAACTAGGGCCTTGGGTTGCGCGTTGATGATATTAGCAATGTCTTTGTTATACAAACCAGACTGATGTGTAATTTGATCTACAACGTAAGCGCCATTCCAATAATAGACTGCGTCTATGGCTGTAGGATCGTTGGTATAGCCGAAGTCCAGTCCATAACACTCAAGCCTCGCCTCTTGGGGTATATCGTCGAGTATCTCCCACCCCGTGTATATCCTGCCTTCTGCTTCACCTAGTAACCCCTCACCATATACCCTCCACCAGTTCTTATTACTACGCCGAGCCTCTATTGTCGTAACAATTTGCGAATTAAGTGCCTCGTTATCCCGATAAGTAAGCGTGATAAAGTCGCAATCCATCTTACCCATAACCTCCGTGTACCACCAGAACTCCTGCACCGGGTTCCAGTCGAGCCAAATAATGTCATTGGTTCGGATTTCTAACTGAGTGTAAGTCTCGTAACTAATATTGTTGGCTTCGTTAATGAAAAGAATATCTCGCCTTGGCCCCCTAACCTTCCCAGGTTGATCGGCACTAAAAAACTCTACTCTTGATCCGGATTCAAACTGATAAATAAAGTCAGTCTTATTCCATCGCACATCACTAAAGTATCCCTGCTTCTCCATTATGTTTAAGAAATCTCGTATGGCTCCGCGTTTAAGGTGAGGAAAGCTCTCAGAGACTACTGATATAGTTTTATTTGGGTGTGATTGCGCGAAATCAATTAAGATTAGAAGAATCGAAATTGTTTTTGAAGCACCCGTGCCACCAGCAACGCCCCTTATTCTTTTATTCAGTCGCAGGAGTTTCTGCGTTGCCGTTGTCTGTATGAACTCCATTCGTAACTCCTCCCAAAATAGACTTGACAGGTTTACCTCCACTGGTTACGTCCAGTGCCGACTTCTCAATCATGTCATGGTTCACTTTTAAGAGAAGCATAACTATGGTGGCGTTGATCTCTTTCCCTCCAAAGATCCCTATTTCGGTCAAATACTCCTTTTGCTTTAGCTTTAATTCATCTAAAGTGTCGGAAAACTCTTTGTGATCTTTGGCCCATTGATAGAGTGTGTCTCTATTTATCCCCAGTTTAAGCGCTATTCCTTCTACTGTCGGTATCTTCATGTTTTGGGGAACCGCTTCCGCCATGTATTCATTTATCTGCGTTATCACTTCTGGAGTATACAGGGTGGGTCTACCGCCGGGATGTGCCATATATGTATAATTATACTACCGTCCTCAACAAAACATAGTAAGTTTTATTTGAAACTATACAAGCTCTTCTAATGTATCCCTTTTCAAGAAGAGAGTTGAGCGCCCAGACAACGGTGGGTGGCTTAGGATGCTTACCCGCCTTTCCCATAACAAGTATTATTTCCTTTTGGGGGACCGGCGTCTTATGTTCGCGCACCCACAAGGCAATAAATCTCATTATCTCCATATGGAATACGTTTAACTCATCTAGGTTGATGTAGTCTGTGGGCATGAAATAGACGTGGGATTACTTTAATAGTTTTAGGCAAGCATCCGCGCGGGCATTGCTTCCCAATTTAAGGCACTCCATCTTTTGCTCGTTTAGTGTCTTGGGTTTGGTTTGATTGTATATCCCAAGTCCGAAATAAGCCATTGCCACTAGACAGGTAATTAAAACAACAATCTTTGTCTTATCCATTTTTCACCTCCCCATAAAATCTGATGGGTTTGTTCCAGTATTTTACTTCTATCCAGTTTAGCTTCCAGAACTCCCACCATTTCCTATATGGATTCTTAACAGTAAGGGTTAATCCCACTCGTCTTTTAATTACTTTCTGCATACTTTGTTACATTCCCACCACCGCCCGCCTTTCATTATCTTACGATGTTCACATAGGAAATTACGATAGATGAATTTTAGCGACCACTTCATTTTTTATCCTGACTAACCATTGTTATCATCGGCCTTTCACCCATTTTCTTCCGGCGATAGGCGATAGAATTACTGATAAAAGCCATCGAGTTACAATCCAAGAAATAACAATCCTTTTGGAAATTGATTACCTTATCTTTAAGAACCACCTCATTCAACTTCTCGAAGTAAACTCCCCCACGGTTTTCTTTGATCTTTGTTTTGAGGTCTTTTATTAAGGCGTCCAAGTCTCGGCGCCTCTCCTGCATATCCCTCATTATTCCGGCGATTGAGTTTAACTCGATCCCTTTAATTTCTAATTCGCCCTCGTCATTCTCGTCCTCAATTTCTTTGTAGAGGATTCCTTCTTTTCTAAGATAGTCTAAAATGTCTTTGTGTGTTAGGTTTTTCATTTGTGTTTATGATCCTTTAGAAATTGTTTAGCTTTCTTGGCCCAGAGTTTAGTCTTAAAAGTAGTAGCGATTCCCTCATTACATTTCTTACAAGAGTAAAGGTCGGCAATGTGCCAGACTCCGATCTTCTCTACTTCTTTTTGTATTGAGGGTGAGTCGGTTTTTATTAGTCTTTTCATTTTTCCTTTCTAATCATATCTAGGTCTGTTTTCTGATTGTGTTTCATAGATTTCTCTTAACAACTAGACCACAGATAAAACACATCACCTTTTCCCATCCTTCAAGGAAGTTCAGAGAGATGGAAATAAAGCAATGCTGGTGTGGCATCATTTTTCTCCTTTATCTTTTGAGGTGTTAGGTAAATGATTTATGACTTCCCCGGTCTTGATATTTACTATTAAGGCGTGGTATCTCTTGGCTTCCTCCTCATCTGACAAATGCTCATCAATGGTTAGTCGGCAACACTGTATGTCTTTACCAACACAAAATTTGTCCCATTCGTCATAGGTCTTAAAATGTAGGTTCTTATTTCTGACCTTGACTAACTTTTTCATTCCCTCCACCTTCTTGATTAAGGATTGGGTGCGAAGGTCTAAAAGTTTGTCTAGGCCCGATTCAACGGAGAATGAGAGTTTTCTATTCCTTAAATTCTTATTCCAAGTATCAGCTGACCAGAAGTTCCAAGCACTTAACTCATTTACCCAAGACAAAAACCTATACCATTCTGTTTTCTGATTGTGTTTCATAGATTTCCTTTAGCTTCCCTCACGGTATATCTTTTAACATAACCCTCTCTCAATAACCTCCGAAGGGGAGTGACAGCATAATACTTCCCACCAATTTCGACTAATTTGAACTCGATTTTGAGAGTAGACTCATATAATCTGTCACCTACAGCGAGCCTATGGCCTTTGGCACATCTTTGATTAACATATTTGAGTTTTTTCATTTCTCTCCTCCTTTGTCTTTTGGGGTAAGTCGGGTTAAGATTTCGTTCCCATAGGCTTGAATATCGTGTGAACTTAGTTCAACAACTCCATTGATAGAGCTTTTGTCACCAAATAACTTATGGATAAACTCTCGCACCAATTCATAGTCCTTTTTTCTCTCATCCTCTCGGACTTTTTGGAAAGCGGCGGTGAGTATTTTTCCAAACCTTTCTCCTGTAGCAGGAATCAACCGACCACCCCCCGCGTCAACAATATCGACTTCAGATAGGAGACTCTTTATCAATTCCTCTGATACTGTTTTCTTTTTAGAGATTGGTGTCATTTTCTTAACATAACTCCTTTCGCTATTTCGGTAAACTTCCAAGGCTGTAACTTCATCCACCACCAATGAAGTTGAGAGTCAACAATAAAGTTAACACCGTAAAGATCGAATACTTTTTTACCTGTTGTAGTTTTCTTTTTAGAGATTGGGGTGGTCATTTTGTTTTTATACAGTTTAATAATTGTTCACTTGTTACCCACCGAATGTCTCTCTGGCAAGGTGGCATTCTGTGCAGACGCCAACCCTCATTCATAATCCACAACACAATCAACAACCACATAACCGCTATCACTCGATCAAATAGTGTTTTTGGTGTAGTCATTTTTCCTTCGTAAAATTTATCTTTGCCTTTTTGTCGATTTTCCTAGTAAAGCAACACCCTTGGACAACGGCATTGGCTGTACAAATTAAACTAAGATTCGCTTCTTCCTTTTTACTGACCATATTGATTACGTTATCTTTAATCAAGAGATTATCCCCGGAAAGGAATAGCGGTCGCGTTAATTTTTCCAATCCTTCTACTCTAACTACTGGCATAATTGTTACAATTTTTCCACTTCGACTAAATGCCTTGTTTGTCTCAATAAGTCTTTTGTTTTCCTTTTCTAGTCGATAAAGTTCCCAGTAAAAAAGGCCACCAATAAACCGACGAAGCAACCGAAGGGATATTTCGTATGTTTTAGTGATGGTCATAGTCTTTTATTGTTTGAATAGGTATTTATAGTTTACTAACTATTTAGCGACCACGACCGCGACCACGACCACGACCACGACCGCGACCGCGACCACGACCGCGACCGCGACCCCGACCGCGACCCCGACCACGACCACGACCCCGACCGCGACCGCGACCACGACCGCGACCCCGACCCCGACCACGACCAATATAATGTGTTTATATTATAAAGTTGTATTTGGTTAGACATAAAAGTTCTCCTGCTTGCCCCCAATAAGGAGGCAAAAGCAAAACTCTTACTTCTGTTCCGCCGGTAACTTTGACTTCCAAACAAAAGCGTCAGTGATTGAATCCACATTGAGGTACATATCAACATCAACCGGTTCAACCTCTTTTAGTGTGCCTTTATTTATTGCTTCGCTGAATCTACCGCTATCAGCAATCCAGGCCGCATCTCCTAAGACCAAAAACTTACCCACGATTGCTTTGACGCGACCCGTGGCGTGGTAAGTTACAGTCCTAAAAAAATAGGCACTGCCGATCTTAAAAGGAATCTCTAGATTTTTATATTCACTTAGTTCTTTTTTACTTTTCACTTTTTGTTCTAGTT